CTACCTGACCGAGGAGGGTGAGGTCACCGAGCTCGCGGAGTACGAGCTCGACCTGGTGTGAGTGTGTGAGCAGTAGGTAGCGCGACCGGCAGACACCGAGGTTCGAGTCCTCGGCGCGCACTGTGATCTCCCAGAGGAGGGAGGTCATCGAACGAGAGGAGCACCCCAGTGAGGTGCGACGTGATCAACAGCCAGTCCGAGCAGTGCAAGAACGAGGTTCCGGTGCCGGGCATCTGCTCGACCCACAAGTACCGGCTGCGTCGCTACGGCGACGTCCAGGCTGACCGTCCCATCCGCCCCTACTCCGAGCGCAAGACCGGCAAGGTCGAGCGGTACGACGGCAACACCGAGGCCGAGCGGTTCTGGTCCCGAGTGGTGGAGGACGAGGGCCACTGGCTCTGGGGTGGGTCGTTCATCCGTGACGCGGCTGGCGAGGAGACCGACCAAGGTCAGGCGATCTACGACGGCTTCAGCCAGACCGCCCGGCGCATCGGCTTCATCCTGGTGCACGGCGAGATCCCGGACGAGGTCCGCGTCTACCACACCTGCTCGACCTGGTCGTGCGTCAAGCACACCGAGGCCCGCTACCCGGACGGCACCGTCTTCGTGCCGCTGGGTCAGGAGATGGCTGCGTGAGTCCCTGGGTCGGCAACGAGTACCGGTGGACGGTCGAGGAGGCCATCGCCGAGCACACCTACGACAAGTACGGCCAGGAGTACGAGGAGCTGCGCGAGTCGCTGCTCGACCTGGTCAAGGCCGCTCGGTGGGAGGCAGCGCAGGAGCTGGCCGAGCTCGACATCCCTGACCCGATGGGTCGCAACTTCTACACCGGCATGGGCGTGAGCTACGCGGCCCAGCACCTGAACCCCTACGAGGAGGACCCGAAGTGAGTGGACCGACCCTGCTGATCGGACTGTCCGGCTACGCCGGATCTGGCAAGGACGAGGCGGCTGCCGCCCTGGTTGTGGGCGGCTGGAGGCGTGACGCCTTCGCCGACAGGCTGCGTAGCTTCCTCTACGCCCTCGACCCGTGGGTGACCGTCTCAGTGGATGTCGGTGTGGCCCGGCTGTCCAAGCTGGTCGACGCCTACGGATGGGACCGAGCGAAGCGGACGTTCCCCGAGATCCGTCGCCTCCTCCAGCGATGCGGCACCGAGGCTGGTCGCCAGGTGCTCGGAGCTCAGGTGTGGGTGAACGCCCTGATGAACGACTTCGACCCCGAGAACGAGGCGCTGGTCGTGACCGACGTACGCTTCCCCAACGAGGCTGACGCCATCCGTGAGGCCGGGGGAGTGCTGGTCCGGATCGAGCGGCCTGGAGTGGGTCCGCACACCGACCCTGGTGGGTGGGTGCATGAGAGCGACGTCGCCCTCGACCACTACGACTTCGACGTGACCGTGAAGAACGACGGCACGATCGAGGAGCTGCACGACCGGCTCCTCAGTGTGACCCAGCTCATCCGACTGAAGACCCTCACCGCCTGAGTGCAAGTTGCATCGTCGGTGCCCGGTGTGTGACACTGGGACCACGAACGAGAGGAACACAGCAGTGACCACCTTGCACACCATCCCCGACCTGGACGCACTCCCCGAGGGGGCCATCATCGAAGACCGTGAGGGCGACGGGGGAGTCAGCCTCGGGAACGGGACCTTCGAGGTCATCGGCTTCCGCGATCCGGTCTACTCCAGCTTCTTCGCCTTCCCCGTCGAGCTCGTCTCGCCGCCGACTGTCCCGACCGAGGCTCCGCTGCGGGAGATCAAGGATCTCGACGCACTGCCCAACGGGAGCGTGATCCAGGGGGTGGACGCAGTCCCTCCGACCTTCTTCAAGCAGGCTGGGCACTGGATCAACCCGACCAAGCACATCGGCACCACGCAGAACGTCCAAGCCTTCGTGCACGCCAGAAGGTGGGGCTTCCGGGTCATCCACCGTCCCGCCTGACCAACCTGTGACAGTGGGACCGCCTGGTAGGGCAGGCAGAGGGGTTCGAGTCCCCTCCGGTCCACTCAGCAACACCAAGACACCGAGCAAGGGAGATCGCATGAGGTTCACGCCTCGCGCACAGGAGTACAACCGGATCGTAGAGATCCTGGAGTCCAACGACTACAAGGACGCCAAGGACATGGCCAAGGCCATCCTGAAGGAGACCGTCGACATCCTGTCGATGCGGGACACCTTCGCAGGTACTCACACCTGGAAGGACGGCACGAAGGGGCTGAACTACGGCCCGTTCTACTCCGAGGCCGACATCAAGACCACCTTGCAGCACTTCGGTGGTGTGGGCGGCAGCTTCCATGCAGTGAAGCTCTACTCGCCCGGCGCGATGGTCGCCAACGACATCGGCAAGAAGGGCTGGTCGCCCTGGTGCCTGCACCCCGAGTGCGGCCACGCCCCCTTCATGCACTCGATGGCTGGACCTGCCCGAGGAGCTTGCTTCCTCACCGGCTGCGCCTGCGACAAGTACCGGAAGTAGAGGAGACCAGAACCGTGAAGAACAAGACCGTCGAACACCGCTCATGCAGGTGCGGGGCCAAGCGAGGCTTCGCCTCCGAACGCCTCGCCGACAAGGCCCTGGGTCGAGCCCAGGCCAAGCGCGCCCGAGCTGCGGATGCAACCGGCACCCGTCGCGGCATGTACGTCGAGAGCAGGTACTACACCTGCGACTTCGGCCTCTACCACCTCACCTCCGAGTCCCGTCGCTCGTTCAACCACCGGATGGTGGCCGCGTGACCAACGACGAGATCATCCTCGCCCTCGGCACCAAGCTGGGGCTCACCGAGCCGACCAACGGCATGCACGTCCTCGACCGGGTCGAGCTCCTGATCGAGGACCACCACCGGCTCCGCCTCCAGCAGGCAGCCATCATCCGCAAGGCCAAGGGTCAGCACCCCAACACTCTCGCCGCCGTCGCCTCCTCGTTCTCACGTAGGGCCGACTGATGGCGATCGAGTTCTGGCGAGTCCGCTGGACCGACCTCGAAGGCAAGCCCCGAGTGTCGGCTGTCAGCTACGACCGCACGGTGCGAGACGAAGTCCTCGCCGACCTGGCTCAGCGCGGCATGACCGCCGAGTCCTTCCTGTACGACCCGTTCAACGACGAGGAGCTGTCCAAGTGACGCAGAACACCGACCCCATCGCAGTTGTCTACGGCTACCACCAGGCGCGCATGTTCCCCGAGGTCAAGCCCGAGAACATCATCCCGTTCCGGCTCATCCACCTGCTGAAGGACCGCAAGCCGTCCACCATCTACCGCACGGGCCTCGGCGTCAGCGCAGCGGCCTGGAAGATGCTCGAAGCGATCGAGGGCTTCGCTCAGGAGGGCACCGAGGTCATCCATCTCCGCCAGTTGCAGGCGGGTGTGTAACTTGCATCACCCCAGACACAAGGGGCAGCGCGATGGGCTGGGGGTGGCGTCAGCGGTCACCGCTCTCACCTCCGCCCTCTCGCTGGGCCTCCTCGGCGGTGCCCTGCTGGTCGACAAGACCGCAGAGGCCGAGCCGACCCCGATCCACGACACGCAGCCCATCCCGACCGTCACCGCAACGGTCACCGTCACACCCAAGCCCTCGCCCAGTCCGACCAAGGCGAAGCCCAAGCCCACACCCAAGCCGAAGACCCCGAGGCAGCTCGGTGAGGCAGCCGCAGCCAAGCGGGGGTGGACGGGCAGTGAGTGGCGCGCTCTCGAAGCCCTCTGGCAGGGCGAGAGCGACTGGAACCCGCACGCACAGAACCCGACGAGCACCGCCTACGGGATCGCCCAGTTCCTCGACTCGACATGGGGCCTGGTCGGCGCGAGCAAGACCTCGGACCCCTCGAAGCAGATCGAGGCCGGTCTCGACTACATCCACGCCACCTACGGCACCCCGAGCAACGCCCTCGCCTTCTGGCACGGCAACTCGCCCCACTGGTACTGAGAGAGGACACAGCCATCACCATCACCGTCAGGTCCGACGTCAGCGTCGAGCTCATCAAGTCCAACGCGACCGATGCGGACGTCGCCCGAGCAGCCCGAGTCAGCACCATCGGCAGCGACTCGCTGTCCCTCAACCGACCGAGCGAGGGGCTGATCAACTACCTCATGCGGGACAGGCACGGCAGCCCGTTCGAGCATGGCTCGTTCACCTTCTACATCGAGGCCCCGATCTTCGTGGCCCGAGAGTTCTTCCGTCACCGCGCTGGCTGGAGCTACAACGAGGAGAGTGGGCGCTACCGCGAGCTGCGTCCCGTCTTCTACGTGCCGTCGCGTGAGCGCAACCTCCAGCAGGTGGGCAAGCCCGGCGCGTACACCTTCGAGCCCGGCACCGAGGCGCAGTACAGCTCGGTCTCAGCGTCGGCGAAGGACAGCTACCAGGTAGCGTGGAACGCCTACCAGAACCAGCTCCAGATGGGGGTGGCCAAGGAGGTAGCGCGCAACGTCCTGCCGGTCGGGATCTTCACGTCCTTCTGGGCCACCTGTAACCCGCGCAGCCTCATGCACTTCCTCTCCCTCCGCACCACCGACGAGGGCTCGAAGTTCCCCTCCTTCCCGCAGCGCGAGATCGAGATGGTGGCCGAGCGGATGGAGGACTTCTTCCAGCACGACATGCCGCGCACCTGGCAGGCGTTCCACAACGCCGGGCGGGTGGCTCCGTGATCGAGATCGAGGTCGTCATCGTGACCGAGGATGGCGAGGAGATCCCCTTCGACCCTGACCGCTTGCTCTGACCGCACAACGAAGCCCCCGCCTCACTCAGAGGACGGGGGCTTCTTGCGTTGTGGCTCAGAACGTGTCGGCGAACGAGTCCTCACGGACGAGCAGTCGTTCGCGCACGTCCTCTGGGACCTTCAGTCGCAGCGTCACCTTCGGAGCGCGCACCTTCGGGATCTTCTCTCGCGCCACCTCGCAGACGACGCCGACCCGAAGCAGGTCGTTCGCCATCGCGTCAATGCCGCCCTGCTCCCAGTGCTCTCGGAACGTCACACCTCCAGCCACCTCGGTCCACCGGTCCTTCGTGGTGTCCGGGTCGATGGCTTCGAGCTCAGCGATCAGGCTGTCCATCGTCTGCTCTGCCTGCTCCCGAGTGAACCGCGTCTTCGTGTACCGACCACCAGGCTCCAGCCCTGCCATGTAGTAGGCGATCGACGCCTCCAGGCGGGCCACTTCCTTGCGCGTCTCCTCGCCTCGGGCGTACTCCCGCTTCATCACAGGCAGGTCCCCGATCGAGTCGAGCACGCGCTGCACCAGGGCGTCGTACACAGCCTGCGGGTGGGGAGATCCCAGCCCGCCGCTCTGGCACCCCTGGCAGCGCAGGTAGGCGTACTCCCCATGCTTGTTGCGGGTGTGGTGGACGATCATGTTCGTCTGGCACTCGACGCACTTCAGTACGCCTCGGAACTTCGTCGCGCCACTGGGCTGGCGGGGCGGCTGGTTCTTCCCTCGGGCATCCATCTCGGCCTGAAGGGTGCGCCACTCCTCATCGCTGAAGATCGGGTCCGCTACCCGGATCGGCTCTCCGTCATGGCCGAGCACCACCTTCGACCGACGCAGCCCACCCTGCTTGTCCTCCTCCACTCGAACCCCGAGCAGTCCAGGGTTCCGGAGTCGACGGATCAGGGTGGACGCAGTGAGCCCGCCCGACACCAGGCCCTTGTCGACCAGCTCCTTGGCGACGGCGCGAGACGAGCCGCCTTCCAGGATGCGAGTCCGCGCGTAGTGCAGCGCCTCGCGCGCCTGCTCATCCACGACGAGCTTGGTCTTCCCGTCTACGCGCGCCGTCGCGTACCCGTAGGGAGGCTTGCCGACCAGCCACTCGGCCTGCGTCTTGTTGTAGTTCCACAGGGACTCGACTCGGGTCTTCGTGTTGGCCGCTTCGATCTGCGCGATGCCGCCAAGGAGGACCACCATCATCTCGCCGAGAGGGGTGCTCAGGTCGATGGGATCGTTCTTCGAGATCAGGTTCTTCTCGTACCGCTTGGCCCAGGCGATCATCCGAGAGAGGTCGCCCATGTTGCGGATGAATCGGTCGACCTTCCAGAACAGGAGGGCATCGAACTCGGGCAGTCGGTTGTTGACCCAGTCGCCGAGAGCCTTGCGCTTCCACGGGGGTACCTTGGTTGCCGACACGTTCAGGTCACTGGCTACGTCGACCACCCGCATCCCCTTGTCGCGGGCGAGCTGACGGAGGTCGAGCTCCTGCCGGACGGGCGAGGTGGTGTCTTCAGTGAAGACCGAGAGACGCACCGAGAGCAGGGCTCGCGGCGCATCCAGGGGGAGCAGGGCTTCAGCTTCCTTCAGGCTGTGGAGTAGGGCGAGGTCGGCGGGACTCCACTCGGCCTCGATGTCGTACGTAGCTGCGCGATCACTCATGGTGAGGAGCCTACCGTGGTTGTGACCCCGTTGCCATCTGCCCCCAGATGGACACATGGCCACAACTGGCACCGACCGGTGGGAAGATGCTTCCGCTCACCGTCCGGCAGGGCTCTGACCTGCGAGAACAGTCGTGAGCGGGGAAGTTCTGGAGTACCTGGCCAAGGTGCTGGAGTCGGCGTCTGAGGGGGAGCGCGAGGCGCTTCTCGCCCTGTTCGCCGAGCCTGTGCCGGTGCGAGAGCCTGCCGCTTGCGGGCCAGCTCGACCGCTTCCGCCTGCCCGGCGTCCATCCATCATCGAGTGGGCGTAGAGGACGACGGCCCGCTCAGGGCGTCCTCGGGTGCCACCGAGAACATGTTCCCTGTCGCAACCGGATCGGCGCTGCGCGAGCCGCCGCCACGTCCACCGTCCTCTCAGGGAAGACTCAGGTCAAGCCGGTCGATGGTTCAGGACCAGCGCCTCAGTGCGGTCGATCACCACCACCCTCATCGCGTCCCCTCCTGCCCGTCTCAGCGCCTCGCGCCGGACCAGGGGGTGCAGGTACCCGATGCCCATCTTCACGACGGTCACGGGACCGGAGAGCTTCTTCGCGGGGACGGCCTTCGCTACCAGGCGGGTACGTCGCGACATGGGTTCAGCCCTTCTGTGCTGCCTCGTACTGGTCGATCACTGACTGGGCAACGCGCCCTGTCGATGAGACCTCGACGCCGTTCTCAGCGGCCCACTGACGGACCGTTGCGCTGTCTGCCTTCGCCTTCCTTCGGGTCCTTCTCGAAGGGGCGGGAGAGCGCACCTCGCGGGCCTTCTCGATCCACGGACCAAGCGTCTTCCGGAGCTTGGCTTCGTTCCTCTTGTTCAGCTCGATCTCGTACCTCTTGCCGTCGAGACCGAAGGCGATGGTGCTGGCGCTACCCGTGCCGTCGATGTCGTCAACCAGGTCGATGATCACTCTCTCGTTCTTCATGCCAAGGAAGGTACAACAAGAAGGCCCCCAGAACCGAAGTTCCAGGGGCCTCTTGTGGGCGGTCTCACCGCGCCTGCTGCTTCAGGAGCTTGTTCTGCTCCTTCAACAACTTGTTGGTCTTCTTCTGTGCGTTCTTCTGCTTCCGAGTGGAGGCTGCGATGCGCTCCTTGTCGGACTTCCAGTCGACCAGTCCCAGCGTCAGTGCACTGGTGCTCTTGCGGACGAGACCCACGTTCGTTGCTCCTTCAAGTAGGGGGAGCAGAACGCTACATCATCAGCGAACGGGGCACGCACCAGACGCGCAGTCTTCATCCGTCGAGTCTTCGATCCGAGTGAGCTCGTACTGGTTGAACTCCTCCTCGGTGATGCGCTCGTACGGTGCCTGCTCTCGCGTTCCGTCGACCATGATCGTGGTCCCCTTCAGGTGGGGAAGCCACGACTGGATGACAGCCATCGTCTCGTCCACATCCAGGCCCTCGGGAACGTTGGCCGTGAAGCTCACCGCGTTGTCGGCGTAGCTGCGCTGGTACATCGCCTGGAAGGCCAGCATCTGGTCGAGCGTGAGCTCGTCCGCAGACTCGACCAGGTCACTGTCGTAGCCCATCTCCTCGACCTCGGCGACCAGCTTGTCCTTCGTCGGGAAGGTGACCACCACCGTGTTGCCGGACTGGTCGTAGACGCAGGTGTCCACGGCGTAGCCCTGAGCGAAGAAGCGGTCCACGCTTGCAGCCTGGTCGGCATCGGCGAGAGAGAAGCGAACCCGTCGAAGGAACGTCCGCCCGTAGATCGGGTGGATGCCCTCCGTCACGCCCGGCATCTTCGCGATGGTGCCAGTCGGTGCCACCGTGGTGACCTTGACCGGCTCCGGGATGCGCAGCTCGAAGGCGTAGTCACGGGCCTCCTCGCGGACGACCTCGTACAGATCCTCCAGGAGCGACGGCATGAACGAGAACGGGGCAGTCGAGTACCGGACCCCGGACTTCGAGAGGAAGCCCTGGACACCGAAGTGTCCGACGCCGATGCGCCGGTTCGCTGCCAGCTTCGCGGCCTGGCCCGCGTCGTTCACGTCGCCGTAGGTGGCACGGATCAGGAACCGGGTGACGAGAGCGTGAGCCTCCTTCATCCCAGGCTCATCGAACTCCCCGCCCTTGACGGACGGAGCGAACGCATCGAGGTTGATGTGTCCGAGGTTACAGTTCTCCCACGCCTCCAGCGCGATCTCACCGCAGGGGTTGGTCGCGATGACCTCGCCGACCTCACCGTCGTTCGAGAGCGAGCTGTTCCAGTAGCCCGGCTCACCGTTCGTGAGCATGCCCTCGACCACAGCGCGGTGAACCTCGACCGCGACCGGCTCACCCAGCGCGAGGCGCTTCGTGAACTCGTCGTCAATCTCGACCGAGATGTTCGTCGTCCAGTGCTTCGAGCCGTCGCGCTTGCACTCCAGGAAGTCGCCGATGAACTCGTCGTCCCAGTGGCAGATCGCCATGCGAGCCGAGCGACGGTTGCCACCAGAGACCACGCACTCAGCGATGGCATGGTCGATCTCCATCGCCTCGGTCGGGGTGAGGTGAGCAGGCACCGCCCACTCGCCAACCTCGGACGCCGAGTGCGACATGACCCGACCGATCTCCTGCATCATGCGACCGAACGGAGCCGGACCCGAGGCGGTCCCACCGAAGGTCTTCAGGCGGGCACCCTTGCCTCGAACTCGGCTCACGTCGTAGACGCGGGCTCGGTGCTTGACCTCGTCGTCCGTCATGAACGTGTCGAGCAGGTCGACCAGGGCGTCAGCCCATCCCTCACGGGAGTCCTCGACCTCGAAGGCCCCGTCCCAGTCCGAGTCGTACTCGGAGGACAGTAGGCCCGACGCCTTCATGTCGGCGTAGTCCGGGTGGGTCGGGTCGCACACGATGTGGACGTCGAGCTCACGACGCGGCGCACCGTAGGGCTGAAGGAAGCGGGAGGAGTAGTTCGCTCCCACGCCACCACCCTCCATCAGACGGAGGAAGGTGAACTCGAAGTGCTTGGCCAGCGTCTCGCCCCAGCCAGAGACGTGGCAGTTGAACAGGTACTGCCGACCCTTCACGCCCGACGCCCAGAGGTGACGACCGGCAGGCAGGATGGCGAACCTCTCCATGTAGCCGGTCAGCTTCTCGGCCTCCTGCGACACTGTCACATCCCAGCCAGCTCGGGGACCGTAGACCAGTGCGAGGTTCCCCTCGACTACACGGGCGACCGTCTCGGGCCAGGTCTCCTTCTCGCCGTTGGCCTTGGTGCGGGAGTAGGTGCGCTCGTAGACGGTCTGACCGGTCGGACCGAAGGGGATGGTGTTGCTCACTGAGTGGTTCCTCCTTGATGTTGTCTGTCTCTCACTGCCGCAAGGCGACAGCCCCGAAGGACTGCCGCCTGCCGCACTCACTTGCACGTTCACGGTAACACACTCACACCGGTCGACCGGTCAGCTCACCGAGGACCACGATGATCCGCTTCAGGGTGCCCGCGCTGTACGCAGCCAGGTCACACAGGTTGACGAGCATCGCTGCGGTCTCCTCGGGCGACGGCGAAGTGAGGGACATGAAGTCCAGGCACTTCACCAGGCGCTCGTCCAGGTAGGGGACAGCTTCCTTGGCCGCTGCACCCAGCACGTCGAGCTGACGCTGCTTGGTGTAGTGCGCCATCTCGTTCTCGTTGTAGGGCCGGGCGACGATCGTGCCGTCCACCTGCCGCTCGTAGAAGGTCAGGGTCGAGTCGTCCCAGAACTCGATCGCGTTGGGGTTCATGCCCTCGGGCTGCGGTACTTCCTGGCTCACGCTGCTTCCTCCTCGATGATCTGGTCGTACCCGTCGATGTAGTCCTCGCCGTTCAGGTGGGCCGCGAGCTTGCCGACCGCCTTCTCTGCGCGCTTCGAGATCGCCTGCTGGGTGACGCCCAGCTCCACGCCGATCTCCTTCTCCGTCCAGTCCAGCCCGTACCGCAGGACCAGCGTCTGCCTCTCGCCGAGCGAGAGCTGCGCCGTCCGCCACGCCCACCTCATGTCAGCGAGGTGGGCGAACAGCGGGCTCCCCTTCTTGGGGTCGGACTGGGACTTCGGCATGTCCGCGTCGGGGCTGGTCTCAGCCTTGATGCCGTAGGCAGCTTCGCTGTCCCACACTGCGGGGAGCAGGTGCTCGACCAGCGCCCGGTTGTACCCTCCCGCCATCAAGCGCCCTTGCCAGCGAGCTTGTCCTGGTTGTCTTCCCAGGAGGTGAGCCTGGCTCGCGACCGCTTGGGTGCCTCGCTCTTGTACTTGTCGGTCAAGTCCTGGCAGAGCCGGGAGTACAGCAGGCCCGGCTGACTGAGAGCGTCGAGCAGGTTCGGCGTGGTGGCCACCAGGACCAGCGCCTCCTGGTGTGCGTCGTCGTACTCCGTGGTGCGGGTGTCCTCGTACTTGTTCGCGATGGACCGAGCTGCGCGCTCGATGGTGCGCGTCACCTCGTTGCCATCCGGGTCCCACCAGGACCAGTCCGGAAGCTCGCGGACTGTCTGGCTGGGTTCGATCTCGATGAAGTTCACCGGACCACCTCCTTCAGGTTCGTGTTGCCGTCCTTGGTGACGGCGACGATCAGGCCAGGGGCACCGGTCGTACCCTTGGCGTGCCTCCACCAGGTGCTCTCCGACTCCATCGCCGGGGGCTGGATGAAGGTGCGGAACCCATCGGTGTCGACGTGTTCGTGGTGCAGGTGGCCAGCCAGCAGAAGGTCGGCCTGATGGAAGGCGGACGCTCGGTTGAACGCCTGGCCCTTCCAGTAGTCGAAGTGCTTGCCCGGTCGGAACTGATGACCGTGGACGTGGGCGACGACCGTCCCGCTGCACTCGACAACGACGCTCAGCTCGTCCGTGTCCGGCACGAAGAACTCGACGTGACCGAACCGGTCAGGGCTCAGGTCAGCCGCGTCCTTCACGGCGATCAGGGACTCGGTGTCGTGGCTGTCGTCGTACCGCGTCACGCCCTTGCCGTTGATCCGGACAGCCTCACCGTGGTTGCCAGGTACAGCAGCCATCGTGAGCCGAGCGACCATCGGCGCGAACAGGAGCAGAGCGTGGAGCATCACTCGCCGGGTGAGGCGGATCTGCTCGTTCAGCGTCAGCACCGTCCGCCAGGTGTTGGCTCCACCCTGAGAGACGAAGCCCTCGATGTGGTCACCGAGCCAGGCGATGTGGACGTGGCCGATCGGGAAGCGCAGACGGTACGTCTCCAGCAGAGCAGCCGCCTTGTTCAGGCAGTCGATCGTCCGCTCCAGCGTTCCTTCCACACCATCGCCGTCGATCTTGCCGAACTGCATGTCCCCGATGGCGACGATGAAGGTGAACTCCCCCTCCGTCTGCGACACTGTCACACCAGGACCGAAGTTGTCAACGGCACGGATGAGCTCGTCCAGGTCCAGCGGGTCACCGTCGAGCACCGGGTCACGGCGCTTGAAGGTGTAGCGGTTGCTCACCCCGACGTCACCGTTGGCCATCGTCCACTCACCAGAGCGGAAGCCGGTAGCGATCCACAGCTCCGGGTCCTCGCCCTTGCTACGCAGGTACTCGGCAGCCGCGCTCTCGTCCACCTCGTCCGGCAGACCCCGCACCGTCACCGCAGCGACGTCACCCTGGACCTCGATCTGTCGAGTGAAGTCCTTGTCGGGGTTGGTCTTGCGGGCAGGCACGCTCGGTCCGACAGGCTTCTTCAGGAGCTCATCCTTCAGAGACACGGTTCAGGCTCCTTCGGTAGGTACGGATGGTGGAAGCCGAGACGTCGTGTCCGTACTTCCGCAGCGTCGTGGCCAGCCAGTCGGCTGACGTACCTCCGTAGAGGTGGTCGAAGAACAGGTCCCGCTCGCGCTCACCCAGCTTCTGCCAGATGAGCGCGATCGAGGGGAACCTGTCGGTTCCAGGTAGGGGCACTACTGGATCGCCCCCTGCGAGATCATCAGCGCGATGAGGTCGAACGCCTCCTCCGAGGAGAAGCCCTCCTTCATCAGCTCGGTGCGGATGTCACCCAGCACGCTGGTCATGCGCTTCACGTCCGAGAACGGATCGAGGCTCGCGTCACCCATCAGACACCGTCCAGCGCAGCCACAGCGGCGACAGCCTGAGCGGCCAGGAGGATCAGCGCCTCGCGCCTGTCGGCGTCCGTCGTGGCTGCACCCGCAGCGTGAGCGTCCTCGACCAGGAGGCCGTCGACCCCGAGGTGTCCGAGCTCCGAGCGGGACTGGTTGATGCTGCTCCAGCGGTGCTCCTGCTCAGCGTGGTACGCCTGCCCCGACTCGATCACCCGACCCCCGACGAAGGGGAGGTCGTCGTGGTCATCGGCCTTGGCCTTGACCTCGTTCAGGATGGCAGTCAGCGGGTTCGCCTTGCGGGTCTTCTTCGTCTCGGTCACGGTCGTCTCGGTCACTCCGAGTCCTCCTTCTTGATCAGTGCGTAGAGGGCGTCAGCGCCGCCCTTCAGGTAGGTGTCGGTCACGTCTCCGTCTCGCAGGCGCACACCCTTGGCAGAGCGCAGCGAGCGGGTGATCTTGGCGACGAGCTCAGCTCCAGCGTCGTCCGGGTCACCGAAGATCCAGACTCGGTTGAAGCCAGCGAGCATGCGCCGGTAGTGGTTGCGCCAGCCCTGTGCGCCAGGGACAGCGACCGCAGGGATGCCGATCATGTTCAGCACCATCGCGTCGAACTCGCCCTCGGTGACAGCGATCTCGGTGTCAGCTCGGTGGACGGCCCCGACGTTGAACATGCGGGGCGGCTCGTCCTTCATGCCCATGTACTTGCCGTGACCGAAGTCCCGGTGGTTGTGGTCCTGGATGCAGCGGAAGCGCATCGACAGGGGCTTGCCGTTCCGGTCCAAGTAGGGGATCGCGAGGAAGCCTCGGAACCTCTCATGACCAGGGAACGGATCAGCTACGACGCCAACGCGGTTGGTAACCGCCGCCGTTCGATCCAGGCCGCGACTGACCAGGTACCTTGCGGCTTCCGCCGTAACGGCTGCCTCGTAGCTCGCTGTCGCTTCTTCCAGAGCTTCCCTCTGGGAGGCCGAGAGTGGTTGCAACGGTTCGTGCTCCACGGAAGTCTGTCCCCTCCTTCAACATGATCATCGTGTAACTGTCGCCGCCTTCTCCGCAGGAG